ATAGCCAGCCGCAAAGTCGATATCGACAGTCGGGGACGAGCCATCAAAGGCAGTCAGAACCTCTGCACCAGCAAACAGCACAAAGGTGTTTGCAGGGATTTCAAGCAGTTGGAAGATGTCGCCGTTGGTGCAGCTATAGTCAGTAATTTTACTGATGTCTAGGATTGCCTCAACCATGCGCATGTTCATGCCATCGCGGCTTGCCGGAAGTACGGCAATGGAGTCTGAGTTTACACCAGCGGTAGAGCTGGCGGTCATGTCAAAAGTAGCCATTGATAACCTCCCTTAAGCAGCGTTGTACTTAGCAGTAACGATTGCTTCAGGGCGAAGAATCTTACGGCCGTACAGGTGCATACCGCGAACGATGTCCGCAAACGAATCTGGGTCACGGTAGGACTCAGTTTTCGTAATTTGCGATGCCGAAGCAACCGCAGATGAGTGACCAGCAACAATTACACCGAAGTTGGAATTCTGGTTAGCAGAACCTGAGGTTCCTGGTCCAGTGCCTACTGCAGGTAGATTGTTGGAAACGTACACGTCGAAGCCGTGTAGCTGCGCAACAGCTAGACCACCTTGTAGACCTGAGCCACCGAAGTCTGCATTCAGAAGACGAGAGTCTTCATCTTTCAGAATTTCAATGAACACTGGGTCGACTATGAGCCAACGTCCCTCGGAATCAACGAACTGCTGGTCCAGCTTACGACCCATACGTGCAATGACTTGCAGAGGGGATGCAGTGGCTGTTGGCAGGGAAGATGCACCGGGCAGACGTGCTGCCAGAGGAATTGAGTGGTCACCAGCCGAAGAGGTGGTGATGTTGCCGAAGCTATCTTTGCGAAGCTTCATGCTGGTCAAAAGTTCATCCGAACCAGCAGTCGCTACTGCTTTGGAACCGCTGACTACGTCGTTTGCGGTGCCAGCTGCAGTGCTAAGCGCAGATTGCTTGAAACCCGACAGATAACCCAGAACCTCTTGGTCATGCTGGTCGCGGAGGCGATAACCTGCGCGGTCAGATGCCAGAGACTCAAAGTTAACGTGACTGTGAGCTTCTTCGATGTCATCTACTTTGAAAGCAAAGTAGTTGGCCTTGTCTACAACAAGGCTAAAGTCTTCGTCGTCGAGGTCTTGCGGAGTGATTTGAACACCACGCGCGTATTCCTTAACGGTAATCTCGGGTTCTTTGATGATACGAACGGTATCACCGAAGTTCGCGATTTCACCGAAGTAATCGGAATTCGTAATTGACTCAGCGACAGAAGTTTTACGGAAAGCTTGCTGGACTTTTTGGGAGTAAATTACCGGGGAGAAATTTCCGTTCGGTAGATTACCGTATCCAGCGGCAGTTTTAAAAGCCATCTTAAACTCCTAGATGAGGCTTGAAACACCGATTTTCTGAACACTGTAAAGGCCAGCTAGTCTAGGTAACTGCTGAAAGCAGGGCTAAACGTCACCTGGGTGGTTTAGAGAGGAAGAAAATCGTATGCCCCGCTACACCCGGGGCTACAATTTTAAACGAAAAAGTGCCTAAATCTTATGTGTAGGGCACGAGCGCGGGTTGCCGGATAGGGGCCGCAGTTATAGTTACTATATTTTTTACCACATTTTCAACGGTTTGTAAACAGTAATTTACTGTGCACCGCGAGAAACATCGTAAATAAAGTTACCAGACTGAATAGCTTGCATGATTGCTTCTTCATTCTTGGCAAATTCTTGGGGACGCATCTTAGCTACGTCTGACTCTCGCCATTGGTTGCTTTGCGTTTCTTTGCTATCAGCAACTGTGTTTTGACCACGAGACGAAACAGCTTGCGCCGCAGCTTTATCAGCTTTCTGCACACTCTCTTTCTTATTTGCAATGTTACGGTCGACCTTATAGAGGTCAATTGCGCGAGCAGCAGAGCGAGCGTCATTTTCATTTTCATATAATGCCTGTTGAACCCATGTAGGCTGTTCCTGTACCCAGCCGTGGAATTCCTCATCATTACGAATGTCATCAAAGTCTGGGTGAAGTTGCAGAAGTTCTGCTTCTGCGCGTTTGCGGTTAGCATCCGCCTCCCGTTCAGCAATAAGCTCAAGACGTTTTTCTATAGTGGAATCAAGCTCTTGTGCCTTCTTTGTAGCAATGCTTTCTACAATTTTAGCTACATCAGGATACTTCTCCGACCACTCGCTAATCTCTTCATCAGACTTGGGTAGTTGAATAGCTTCCTTAGTCGCCGTCGACAGCTGGGCTTCAAGAGCGCGAACCTGCTCTTTGAGTTGCTCTTCTTTTTGTTGTGAGTGACGACGGAGGTCTCCATACCTTTTCTTGAATGTCTTTTCTTCTGGGGCGAGATTCTCAGTCTCTGCCTTATCCTCTTCTTCTGCTTTCTGTTCTTGCAGAAGTGAGCGTCGCTCTTCTTCTAGTTGTTGTAATTCTGCTTCTTCTGTGGAACGGTCTTTTTTGTATTTAATAGGGGTTGTCTTAACCTCTTGCTTTACAGCCATTGCTTCAGCCATAATGTACTCCTTAATGGGGCCACCAGTAGCCTTTCGGGGTGATGGGTAGCCGGACTACAGTTTACAATGATTATTTTTTGTAAACCATCTTTCCTACCAAATAGACGATAGGATGAATAATTTTGCACCAGACATTACCGACAAAGCTATCTTTAGCCCTGCCTTTTGTTAGAACATGTTTGAGATGCTGTGTCCGCTTCTGTGCAAAGAACGCACCGACATTAGTTAGAATGCCGCTGTTCTGCATACCGCGAACATATGGTTTGAAGAGATAATGGTAACCTACTTCATGTAGTGGTGTCAAGTGCTTTTTCTGATATGTGTCCCATATCTTCATTGTCCTAGCCCAATCCTCAAGCTGTGTCTGGCGGTACATTTCTGTGCAGACAATTGACTTGCCACCGGAGTCGTCATCTTCCTTTTCAGGTTCAGGAGCCGGTTGATTAATCCCTGCGGCCTCTTCGTAAGACTCCTGCGTTTTTTGTGTCTCCTCCTGCACAGTTTGTCTGTCAAAACCTCCGTATTGACGGTCACGCCGAGGGTCACCATCATCGTCACTTTGCATTGAGGCTTTCGTCATGCCGGTGCCTTCGATTATGGTGGAGATGTCTGCTGTAACATCAGAACTCATCCCCTTACCCTGGTCTTCCAAGTCCTTGGCAATCTGTGCAGCTCTGGATAGGGCGGCATCCGTCTGTTCAGTAGCAGTCCCCCTTCTGTCAGAAGGTGTGATATCTCCAAAGTAACTACTTGAACTTCCTCGGCGGCTATCTATGCCTTTCTCCGCGTTGTATCGAGTGATTACATCTTTGTTTTCAAGTGCACTACCAAGAAGGCTCCCCTTGCTACCGTCAGCAAATGTGACCTGTACCACGGTGCCTTTGTTAGTTACTACTTGGTTCGAATCATTGAGGACACCTACACCAGCGGTAGTGGCAACAATATCTCCAGGGTCATTGCCGATTACGCCCGAGTTCTTTGCGGCTTGCGAATACCCTGCCTGAGAACGGTCAAAGCCAAGCATCTCAGGGGTGATATCTTGCTTTTTATATGGTTCTTCGGCAGCTTCATCTCCGAATCCATCACCAGCAGTAATGTCAAAGCCTTTGGTGTTAGAGATAGCTTTGTCTAGCGTAGATGCGATACCTTGTTCGCCAAGAGGTGTAGGCTTGTCATACGTAGACGGCACATTAAAGCCTCGGAAATCTTCGTAGCCTTCAATGCCTAATGCTTTGCCCATTGATTTCTCAAAGAACTCACCAGAAGGCATTCCAGAATACACCGGCATACGTTGTCCGCTGATAGGGCTATGTCCTTGAGCAACATTCTGTCCCGAGACACCTTCTATGTTTGAGAAACCATATACGGCACCTGAGCCAGCGGCTACCTTCCCGTAAGGGTTTGGTCCCGGCTCAGAATCTTCAATTAGGCTTCCGAACGGACCAAGGACAGCCTTACCGATAGCTTTGCCTAATCCCTTGAGACCCTCTCCCATAGTCTCATACCCATGTGCAGAAGAAGCGGCAATGTTACCTGCATTGTCATCTCTATCGCTATCCCCCGAATCCTGTGTAGGCGCGGGAGCAGGAGCAGGAGCCGGTGTTGGGTCTGGAGTTGGGTCAGGGTCCGGCGTTGGGTCGGGGTCTTGAGACTGCGTATACTGGCCTACGTTAGGCGCAACAACAGAAGTAATTCCAGCTTCCTGTGTTGTTGGAGTAGGCTGACTCGGATAAATGATAAGTCCTGTTTCAGGGTCAATCTTTGCGCCAGCAGGGAGATTATTTCGTATGTTCAGCGGAGTGGTATCAGTTGTAGGGGAGGCGATACCACGCTGTTGTCCCAGTGTTGTAACAAATCTAGCAGACGCAGCTTCAATATCTTTCAGACGTTGCATTTCTTCTGGGCTTCTAACTATTGGCGTCCGAGGTGGAGGATAAACTCCCGCACGGTCCATTAAAGGGTTAATTAATTGAACTTCTTCATTAGGACCTGGTAGACCTGGATTTGCTCCCATAAGCGTGGTACCAGCTTGCGCCTTTACAATTCCGCCATTATCGTCAATGGGGTCCGCTTTTTCTGCACCTCCGCTGACGTACTCAATCTGTCCGCTGTTCTCCATTTGCTGTAGGCCCATAAGAGCCTCACGACGCATACCTTCATATGTGCCAAGACCGTGGAAGCGTACTACGTTAGCAGGAACAACAAGTTCACCCTCACTCAGCAAAACAAGCTGGTCGTCGGCAACTTCTTCTTTCGTAGCACCGGGCGGAGGATTGCCTTCGGCAGCTTCTTCATATGAGGGGGTTGGCGCACCGAGGCCAATCATGACAGCAAGACCCTCAGGTGCGTCATCTTTCATGCCGCCTTTTGCCATCATGGGTGGGGCCATTTGTTGTGCGGGTGCAGCCAAACCCCCAATCTGTGGTTGAGCAGGAGGAGTTGGTATGACCATCTCTTGCCCGACTTGTTGAATTGCAGGTTGCGGAGGAGCGTTCCTTTTCTGCATTTCCTGTGCCACCTCTTGAACAGCACCGTCGCGTGGGTCTACTTCACCGGGTCGCGCCGATTGCTGTTGGGGTGCTACTAATGGCTTAACAGCTGCGGGATTAGCCGCCTTTGGTCCGCCGCCTTGTGGGGCGGATGTTACCTGTGTCATCGGCAATACCGTCTGCCCTTGTTGTGCCATATTATTTCTCCTCAGCCCTTTTTGTTACTTCATCGCGGAGCGTCTTGAACCGCCGCAGTTCCTTGATTGCTCCTTGCGCCATCTGGATAACTCGCAGGTCATCAGACTGTTCCATAAGTTTGTGTGCTTCCGCGATACGCGTATCAGCGTATAGCTCCATCAGGTCAACTGTGCGCTTAACATTTACAAGCGGTAGTAGTTTCTTGGCGATTTCAGGGGTCACTGAAGCCCTCCAAGGATACTAGCTAGTTGTGCTTGCGCATCGCCCTGAGGCTGCTCAGCAGGCGTCTGAGCGGCACTAAAGCCCTGTTCACCCGGGACTGCCGCTCCACCTACACCGATGTTACCACCTCCACCGCCAGACATATCCATAGGACTCATCCCGGGCGCTTGAGGTTGAGGTTGGTCACCGCCACCAGCTGCACGGATAATCTCAGCTTGACGGAACGCCTCGCGCTCGTCATTAATGAGCTTCTCTGCATCCAAGTCCATTGCTTGCGCCAGCTCGCGCAGAACAACAGGGAACTTAACAAACGAAGCAAGGTTCGGGTTACCGGCAATGTTAAGAAGCTGAAGCAGACGCTGGGAGCGTACCTCGTTCTTCATTAGACTTTCTGTGCCTCGTGCCTTGACCTCTAGGTCGCCACGTGCCTCTGGGTCAAAGTCGAACTGCATATTGAACGCATAGAACGCCTCACCAAGTGGCTGGAGCAGGTAGTCGTCAATGTTCTTGACCACGCCTTTGACGCTAAGCTGAGCAGCTCCCATCAGCATAGAGATACCGGCGGCGGTACGGCCGGTGCCCTGCACTCCTGTCTGACCATGCGAGTACGACGGGATGCCAGTAGCGTCATCAGCAAGCTGGCGTGCCTTATCGAACATCATCATGTTCTCGGTGCTGACGTTAGGATACTTGGTGCCAAACAGCGCCTGCCCCGGTGCTCCGCCTTGGCGACGGAATACTTTACCGGGGTACAACTCAAGGTCTTGCCCCGGCACTAGGTTGGTCTCATCAATCTCAAAGATAAGGTTGCCAGATAGCACAGCATTATCAACAGCCATACGCATGAAGCCATTCATCAGCTGTTGTGTGTCCGTCATGTTTTCAGCAAGACCAACACCGAAGAAACTGTATGGGTTTAGCTCGTACGGCGCTGCAAAGTACGGGATACGCTTCGGCGTAAACGGATTGATTACAAGGCGAAGCACTTGATTGTGACAGGCCCAGCAGTTGACTTGCAATGTGTCTACATCTCGCAAATCAGGTGGTACTTCTAGCCCAGCCTCTTCTGCTGCCGTCCTGTCAATGTTGCCCCAAAACTCAAAGATTTCAAAGCGGTCGACATCGTAGGTATTACGGTAATCTTCTAGGTCGGTCTCCCACCACTTACGGACATAGTTCGTGCCCATCTCAATAGTGGAGTCAATAGCGTCTGCACGGAAGTATGGACGCTTCTTAAGGTTGCGCATATCCGAGTGACTCATACGATGTCGCTGGATGATGAATTCGCACTCATCCATGTTCTTAGCATCGGAGTCTGGGTAGAAGTTCCAAATCGAAACATTCTCCACTTTCGGCACGGTTTTGATAATCGGGCTGTAGTTACCCTCTTCATCCCAGTTGGCGTACTCCTTGTCCATCGCAAACGGACCTTTAAGGATGCCGGTGCCAAACAGAGCCATCTCAAATGCAGTGTGGCGCAGATGTTTCGATGCACTGGACTCCTCAAGCTGGTCAAGGATTTTCTTTTCCATGCGCTTCGCAGCTTCGTCGGCAGGATGGTATGTTTGAGCTGTTGCTGTCTTGCCCATACCGGGGCGTAGCTTATCTTCAATCTCGTTCAATTGGTTGATGAGCGGACCAAGGCTCATCTCTTGCATCATCTGGGACGTAGCACCGGGCGGTAGCTCTCTGCCGTCACCGGCAAAACCATAAGTCTTCTCTAGCTTCTCAATCGCATTCTCAGGGTCTTTAGGGTCAAAGTGTACCGCTTCGTCTACGCCCTCTGGGATACGCGTCGAATCAACACCAAGTGGGAAGCGTTGACCAGCGAACAACACGTCAATGATTTGCCCGTAGGCAGCGAGCACTTTGGTCTTGGTAATCTTAATAAAGACTTGGGACTTTTCGGAAGAAGTAAACTGGGTCTCAGGGCCGTACAGACCACGGTATTGACGATAAGCCTCTAGCCACCTCTCTTCTTCTTCTTGTCGGCTAGACTCCACCGAGGTAAATTTATCTTGAATGTATTCTGCCAACTTCTCCGAACCGGACTTAGGTTCGAAGGCGAAAGCTTCCATGAGGTCTTCTTCAGCCATAATTAATATCCAAAGCTAGAGTCCGCTGGTTGCCACCGTTGCACGGGTATCTGTGATGGGTAATCAAACACTGACCGTGACTGCGGACGGGACATAATGCCGTATCTCAGGGCATCATAAAGGTGGTCTTCTGTTTTCGTATTGACATCTTCTGGATTCGACTTATCCAAGGGCAACACCGGTAATTGGGCAATCAGGTTGGTACAATTACTGAATATTTCGATTCCGGCCCTGCCAGTGTCCTCATCTACACGTAGACGACGGTGTAGTTCGTTTTTACCTGCCACACGACTACCACGGCTTCGGTCAGAAGGGCGCCACCTACACCCTTCGACAATCATTTGCTCCGCTAGACTAGGACCAGTGTCACCTCGCTTATGCCAAAGCGACGAGTCCAAGACTCCGTAGTGTATTGCTTCCTCCTGCTCTAGCTGTAACACCATATGTGCTAACTCCTTAGCAGGGACTTTACTGACGTATAGCTCACGGTAAATGAGCAGGGTTTCGTCAGTGGG